TGAGCCGTATGCTCTCTTAGGCCGCCAGCTCGAAGAAGGCAACGGTGGTCAACCACAGGGCCAGCCACAAGGACAAGCTCAGCCACAGGCCCCGGCTACTCCACCCGCCCCTGACCCTCAAGCCGCGCAGCAACAGCGTATGCAGCGCCGTCAGGACCGTTCGGACATCTATGGTGGCGGCAAAGTCGATACCCTGACCGACGAACAGAAGGAATGGGGCGCCGCAGCCCAGGCAGTATTTGGCGATCAATTAAATGATTTAAGGAGGTAATATGGCAGACTTAACATTTGGCGGTAAGGCTGTAGGAATAAAATTCAACCCTAGTGGGAATACTGAGGTTGATTTCATAAAGAACGCGGCCGCAAATTTTATTGATAGTTTTCACCCTGAGCAATTCCCCGAAGGGACTGATGGCGAGGTGATCGCTATGAAAAAGTTAGCACTACGCAAGGCACAAGAGGCTCAGATGTGGGCCGTTAAAGCCGCAACATGGGGGACAAACTAATGGCACTTAAATGGGTAAACATCCGCACCGGCCTGAAGACCGTTGCCGAAACTGAGCCGCAGATTGCAGCTCTATGGTCGAGTTCAGATCACTCACCAAACATCACGCAGGGACAGGACTTCGGTTGGCGCCTGGCACCGGAAGTTGTCGTTGAGATGAAGCAGATCAAACAGGACCTCGGACTGCTCGAGCGTATCGCCCGGCGTTTCGGTAAGAGCCTGGACGACCTGGGAGAAACTGACATCTTAACGTACATCTCCAATAAGACCGAACTGGAAGCTGCACCACAGCCCGAAGTCGAGGAATTTGCCGATAACTACGAGGCAGAAATCCGCAAGCTGGAAGGCCGTGTCGATACTGTTGCCGGTGCTATGACCGATGAGGAACTGGAAGCTGAGCTGGCTCGCCGTAAGGCTGCTGCCGAGGCTGCGGGAAATCCCACAGAAAGCACAAGCAATAATAAGGTAAAATAGTAAAGTAAATTAAATTCTTAAGGAGGCTGTCATGGCTGGACAAGACGATACATCAACAACAACTGATTCGACAACCGAATCAACAACGGTAGCATCTACCACTGAGACTACCACCCAAGCTCAGACACCGGCTCAGGCCGAGACTGCAAACGTCGGTCCTAACCCGACTCCTGTAGTCGCTGCACCAACAACTGATTTAAATGCATCAGGTAGCGTTGCCAGTCCGGCTGTCGCGGAACCAGCTAACGACCCAACGACCAACGACGTCGAGCAGACCGCTGAGGAACGCTTCGCAGATGCCCGCACTGACGCACTGCACAACCACGCTGCTGCACTTGGGCAGGCTCCATCTGACGAATCTTCTAGCGAAGAAGCTGTCGCTTAATAACCAGGGTTGAACTGTGGAGCGATATTAAGACTTTCGCTCTCATACTCCACCACTTCGAGACCGGGACTGCCTAAAAACAGTCCCGTTTTTTCGTCGAACTCTTGCTCGATCGCCGCGAACATATAGCGATGGGTGTCGGCAGCGTGGCTGACCGTCTTGTGCTCCGGCCCCATATAGTCACCTGTCAGTGGGTTGAATTTACGTTTATACAGGAGTAGTTTGCTTCGTAGCTCCTCGGTGGTAGCGGCGTTGAACTCCGTCCGGGCGGTCTTACCAACGGCCCGCTTAATACCCTCCTCCTTCAGTTCCCGTCGCAGGACGCTACTGTTCGGCAGGCCGCCATCGACGACTTTTTGGACGCGCTCAACGGCGTCACTATCGCGTACCGCACCGTCGTGTGGTAGGAAGTTCCAGACGATGTTATACGGCTTAGCCTTGATAGTGGCAATGGTGTGGGCATAGGCCACATTATGCGTTTCGTAGTAATCGATCACCCGCGGCACCTTATTAATGTACTGCCAAAAGCTAACCGCCATCATGTCACTCATACCAAGGTCCCAGCTCGTGAAGGCCGGATGCGCCGGGTCATAAGGGTAGCGGCCGATATTGCCCAGCTTCTTGGCCAGCGACAAAACCTCACCATAGTAGCTGGTAGCACTGACTTGCCCCCAGTCACACATGTATTCCTGGCGCCACAAAAAGTCATTACCGTTCTTAGCGATAATTTCCTGGCGTAGTTCTTCAAGTACTTCCGCCGAGAGGATTCTGTCACCAGTGACGCGGCTGGCGAATTGCTTACCGCCTTCTTTCATAATTCGCAGGGCTCGGTCAAATAGAATCTTAAAGGTACCACCAGAGATACCGTCAATCTTAGGCGTAGACTGGACGATGATTTGGCCCCCGTTGACGGCAATAATTGGTCGGATGATGTCGAAAGCGGCACGCGGAATATCGACGAACTCAGAGAAGATGTACAGCCTAGCGTTGGCACCACGCAGGGCGTCCGGGTCGGTCGCACCGAGCAGTGTCAGGGTTGAGCCATTCTTTAGGGTGATGTGCATATCGGTCGGACTGTTGGTGCGCTGCTCAATCAGTGCCCCTGGAATACAATCAAGGACAGGAATACCGTCATTCGTTACCGCGGTCCAGAAGTTATCATACCCCTGCTTCTTCGTCGGCCAGACGATGACGACGTTCATTGGCCGCTCCACCATCTTCTTGACGGCATAGGAGAAGGCGGTGTAGTCCTTACCGCCACGGCGCGTCCAACACCAGACGTTGATCTGCGAGCCATTGTCGAGGGCTGTTAGAGCCTCTTGCTGATAGTCACGGGGTATAAAATTGAGGGGAACTAACATTATTCGACCATCCCCCGAAATGCCACCTCGGCGTTCTTACGAACCTTGATGGCTAAATTCTTATTAGCGTACCAGCCGAGATGGATGCGCCGGGTATGCACCGTAATGGTGGCGTGCCAGCGATTTTTCCCCTGATGGAAATAAACCCCGGCATGGCCCGAGGTATTATCAGCACGCTGCTTGCGGCGGTAATCACGCATATGCTTTGATTATGCCACCTTTTTTATTTGCTGTCCAGATACCACAAGCATTATCATGAAGTCAAGAACACGAAAATTGTTCGACATTAACTAAGAGAGGGTAACAATCATGGCTTGGTCCTATGGAACAAAGACCGCGAATATCATGGATATTCCACTGTCAGTCTCTAGTGTGGTTACACCATACATTGGCGACAACGGATACAAATTCGACGGTGCCAACTCTGTCCGCGTCCTGAGCGTCGCTGACGGTACATTATCAAACTACGACGAAACCAACGCGAGCACACCATTTGGTGCGGCTACTCTGGTCGTCCCTAACGAACAGGTGCTTCAGCTCGCTTACAACAAGTCGATGCTGCTCCGCATCCAGCGCACACAGATTCAGGACATCCCTGTTGGTCAGTTCGCAAAGCAGGTCGCCTTGCAGCAGGCTAACGACGTCTTCGTTCCTGCACATGACGCTTACTCATTGGCTAAGATCTGGGCTGCTCGCCCGGCCGGCAACATCGTTGCGCTTGACACCACCCACACTGGTGCTGGTACGGGTGTCTCCGGTTATGTCCTGAGCTTCTCTCAGATGATCAGCAAGGCTCGCACCAACGCTGGCGGTAACACTAGCAACCTCGTTGCTTGGGTCACTTACGGCTTCAAGGACCAGGCTGGTGCTCAGATTAACTTCACGGGTTCCGAAGCTGGCTACGCTGCTGGCAAGAACGGCTACCTCGGTAAGTTAGCTGGTGTCCCGACTGTTGAAATCCCTGACGCTTACCTGTTCCCAGGCGTTCTCGCCTTAGTTGCCGACAAGCGTGCGATCGTCAACGTCACTCCAAAGATGGACCCGAAGGCTGGTGGTATGACTATCATCGACCCAGTTCCAAGCTTCTCTGGTATCGAAATCCAACTGCGCGACCGTTCAGACACATTCGTGTTGAACAAGAAGGCCGTCACCGTTGCTTCCCTCGAAAACGCTGCTACCACAACTGCAAGCACTACCGCTACAACCGTTACTGCTGGCGCCTAATCCATAGGCGCCTAACGGTGAAACTGATATTAGCTCAGCCTGCAATCCTGCGCTTCCAATGGGAGCTTGAGGTTCTACTGACTAATATCAGACAATTCACCGACATGGAAGTAGTACTGCTTTTCAGTAAGCCGCACGACTACGACAAGTCCGTACCTCCGTATTTGGTCCACAAATATCCAGGGGTGCGGGCTTTCGTCTATAACGACAACCGTTTCGATAAGTCGTACATTCCTTCTATCCGGCCGTACCTGTGGTGGCAATACCTCAAGGCCGACCCGGAGCGGGAGAAAGAAACG